AACAGTAAGTACTGCATTTGATGTGGCAGCTACTTCTACAGGAACAACTTATACTCAAGATGTTGTTGCTGCAAATTCAACAGGTCCTTTAATAATATATAAAGAAGGCAGTACTAATTATAAATTTAGCATAGACGATGTTAGCGTTAAAGAGGTTATAAATAGCACTTGGAATCCAAGAATTAATGGATTTAAAATATATATGAGAGATGTGACTGACGAAGATTCTTCAAAAGAATGGAGATTATTTTCAAATGTTAATTTTAATAAAGGAACTTATACAATATTTGCAGCTGACGATTCAGAACTTGTTCTTGAACAACCAGGAACTTGGGCTGATGATTGTCAAGTAGCAACAATTACAGATGGAACAGATTTAATTTCTAGGCCAATTGATACATATTTATCTGAAAATATGATTACAGAACAAACAATTATTGACGCTCAATATAAATGTTCTGCTGTAGTAGGAAGAAGATTGTATATTGGAAATATTAAACAAGGTGGAAGAACATATCCAGATAGAATGCTTAGAAGCCCTGTAAATAAATTTGATACATTTCCTGAAACAAATTATATTGATGTTGCTGTTGGTGACGGAGATTCAATTACAGCATTAAAATCTTTTGGAGATAGGTTATTACAATTTAAAAAGAATAAAGTATATGTTATTAATGTTGGAGGACAATCTGAATACTTAGAATCTGAATACAATAATGCTGGAATAACTTTTCCATCTCAAATAACAAAAACAAATAACGGAATTGCTTGGATTAATAGTTCAGGTTTATGGTTTTTTGATGGAAGAGAAATAACTAATTTAACAAAATATTTAAGAGAAAGTGGGTTTACTGTAGGGCTTACTGATTTAAATGCTCCCAAGATAGGATATGACGCAATAAACGACAGGCTTATTTTTGCTCCAAAAATAGTTGCTGGAATGATAACATCTTATTTTATTTATAGTTTACCTTTGCAAGCTTTGCAAGGGGGCTATTTATCACAAATTCTTCCATTTGGAAGCAATGCTAATTATTTTACAAATTTTATAAACAATAGTGATGGTGATTTAATAATTGGATATGTTGATGGAGGTTCAAGCACAAAGCAAGAATTAAATTTTTACCAATGGTCAGATTCAAATACAGGAAATCAAGTAAGTCCTAATGCAACATCATTGTGGAAATCAAAAGATATTGATTTTGGAAGTCCTGCAGTAGATAAAAAAATATATAAAGTGTATGTTACTTATAAAACTAATGCTATTTCTGGAGTTAAATTAAAATATGGAGTTAATGGGTCGTCTAGTTTAACAGGAGAATTTCAAGAAACTATTAGTTCTAAAGGAATATATTATACAGGTACTATTGGAGATGGAGGATTTGCCCCTATAAGTTCAAACGAATGGTATACAGTAGAATTAAAACCAACATCTTCTATTAATAATGTAAAAAGTATACAGCTTTCTTTTGATTTAGCTCCATTAATTACAGGGACAGCTCAATCTGGAAGTTCTTCAGTAATAAGGCTTGCTGCTTCTGGGCCTAGCGATACTGACAATGCTTATAATGGATATAATATATACATATACGATGGAGCTGGAAGATATAATTCAAGAAAAATTCTTGATTATGATGGGGATGGGGGAGAAACTGGTGCAGCACATACTGTAACTTTTTCAACAGGAAGTGATGATTTAACAGATAATGGATATGGCAATGCGGCAAGCAGCACATCAAAATATATTGTTGGCTCACTTGACCCAAGTTTTGAAATTAACGATATAACAATAGTATATAGACAAAAAAAGGTTAAATAATGTCAATAAGAAGAACAAGTATTGACAGAATTACTGAAGCTCAAAAATCCAATATTTTAACAATAGGAAGAGGTAAACCTTTAAACTCATTAGGAGCCGAAGGAGATTTAACTTTTAGAAGAACTTCTGATGGATTAAAATTATACGTTAAAGCTGCAAGTAAATGGCATGGAGTTAAAGTTGGTGAATCTTTTGATAGCCTTGAAAAAGCAATTAAAGAAATTAAATCAAAAGTTAACACTATTAAACAATTTAGGCTTCCTTCAACATATTCAGTAAATGGAAATTTTACATTAGATGCATCAGGAGATATATTATTAGATGCTGATGGTGGAGAAGTTTATTTAAAAGATAATGGTGTTACATTTGGAGAATTTACTACTGCTAGTAGCAGGTCAGCATTAAAATTATATGAAAATGCAGGAGCAAGTGCAGATGATTATTTTCAAATGTTAGTTGCTTCACATGGGGCAACAACATTAGCTACTGTAGACGCAGCAGGGCAATCAGGAGATATGCTTATTCTTCCTGACGGACATTTAACAATGCAAGCAGCTGATAATGAAGCAGTTATAGTTGATGCTAATACTACTGTTACAGCTAGTGGAACAAATGAAGGATTGCAAATAGATTATGACCATACAGGAATTGCAGCATTAGGCCAAACAATTTATAATTTAGCACTTGATATAGATTTAAACTCTGATTCTCCAACTCATATTGGAACTATAGCTAATAGAGGTGTTGATATTGCAGTAACTGGGGGGACAAGCGGTATTCAAAATGGCAATGCTATTTATGCGGTAGTTACAGGGCATGATACAAATAGAGGAATTTATTTAAAAGTAGATGATGGAGGAGAAGATATTAAGCTGGTTAGCTCTGCTAATACTTCTGATTATTGCACTATATCTACTACAGCAAATGGTGCAACAACTATAGCTACAGTAGATGATGATGCTTCACAAGGAGTTTTAACTTTAGATGCTGATGGAATAATTAATATAGATGCAAATGCTAATGCAGGTATAGCATTTAAAAAGAATGGTGCAGAATTTGCAAGATTAAATGGTTATTCAAGTACATCAAGGTTTACTATGTTTGAAAATATAGGTGCTTCAGAAGATGATTATTTTAGGATTAATGTAGAAGCTGCTGGAGTGACAACTATATCAACTGTAGATGATGCAGGAGCAGATGCTCATTTAAATATTGAGCCTGATGGTCATGTAGAATTTGATGGGTGTGGTGTAGGTTTTGACCTTGTAACCCCAACTTATAATGCATCTGATACTGATGTAGATTTTAGAACAGGCAATAAACAATTTGTAACTTTTGGTGCTGGTAACATTACTGATTTGAATCTTGTATTACCAGCTACTTCTGGGAATTTTACTTTATTGCTAAAACAAGATGGCACAGGAAGCAGAACTGTTACTAACTATAAAGCAGGGTTATTTGGTACAACCCCAGCTACAGTTAAGTTTGCAGGTGGTAGTAATCCAACATTAACAACAGATGCTAACCATGTAGATATTCTTTCATTTTTTTGGGATGCAGATAATTCAATATGTTATGGTGTAGCAACATTAGACT